CCATATTCTTACACATGTATTTAAATCAGGACACCAAGTATATCCGCAAGAAACACAGCAACCATTTGTATCATATGGCGAGTCGGCTCCCCCCGAGGGTGTGTGCGGAGGTTGCCCGATAATATCCTGAATAATCGGAAGTAAGAATTGTATCATTTATTTTAAAACATAGAAATTTAAATTTGATTATTAAAGATAAAATTAAATGTATGTTTATTTATGAAATGTTCGGCGTATCCCTTAATGTGGTCGCACGTTCAATTAGTTGGTGATACAGTAGAAGAAGAAATACCTTTGCCGGATTATTATGAAGGAGAGCAATATTGGAAATATTTTCATAAAGAAGAAACTTGGTATGATGATAGTAATTTTTATAGTAATCCATTTGAAGATGATTTCCCGTCGCATGATGATGGTGGTGCTCCTGGAGTGGCACAAACAGACTTGGAGGTCAATGAAAATTATTCTGTTCTAGGATTGAAGAGGTCTGCAAGTGATGAAGATATAAAACAAGCATTCAGAGAGAAAGCATTGAAGACGCATCCAGATAAAGGAGGAGACGCCGAAGACTTTAAGAGAGTCCGTGAAGCTTATGAAAACTTAATATAACCGCTCACCTACGGAGGAAGAACTTAATATAACCGCTCACCTACGGAGGAAGAACTTAATATAACCGCCGCTGCTATCGCTGGCCATATTTCGCGTCCATATATGCCCTCTTCTTATTTACCTTTTCTTCATTTTCTCTTTCTAAATTCTGAAGCCATTTTGCGCATTTTTGTTCTTCTTCGTCTTCAACTTCTTTTGCAATACTAGGGGGTGATATAGGCTGACCATCGTCTAATTTCAATTTACTCCAATCAATTTCAGAATCATCTTCATCTTCAGCTTCCTGCTGCGCCTTCACCACTGGTAGCTGGCAATCATCATAATAATTTGTTTCTATTTCTTCTTCTGAATCACTATCATATTTATCAATAAGATCACTATTCCTTTTTTCCAGTGTTTGATTCTTTACAGTCAATTCTCTTACACGAGAATTCAATTTTAAGATTTCCTCATTCTTCATACTGATTACTGTTTCATACTCTATTTTTTCCTTATACTTTTCTTCACAGACTTTACTTCTATTCTCTTCACTTTCCCTATTTATTTGGTGTAGGCGTACTACAAGATCTTCTACCGAATCTGCTTCATAACAATTATAAATATCTGTGAATTCTTTGCTATGTTCACTTGTTTCGTCATTAATTTGATTACTATCGTTTATAAGAGACATACATAACCGAAGGATCATATCTGTTTTAGTTTGTTTATTATTCTTAAGAGATCTCCTCATATTAGAATAAAAATCTTTATCTTTTTGAGATACTCTTTTGGAAGGAATCATATTAAATTTAATCATGGCTTCGCATAATTTATTTACTTCAGTAGCATTCATTTTATATTAAACATATATTTTATTTTTAAGTATTATGTTAAAACGAACATAATATGTTAAAACAAACATAATATGTTACTTTTAGATTTCCATTTATTGAGAACTCTATTTGCTTTTCACTAATTCCAATATACTTCTTTGTTTTCACTTTTACAAAACTAACATATTATGTTACTTTCAACATATTAATATGTAAGAACTAACATATACTATAATTGTATTAATAACTACTACATTATTAATAGGACTTCTTTTGTTTCTTAGTTTTTTTATTATAATCTTTACCAAAGACTTCCTTTGGTTTTATTTTTTTATTCTTTTCAACAGACTCTATTATTTTGAATTGTGTTTCACCGCAAACAGAAGATTCACAATCTTTCATTTTACGTTCTGGTTTTTTCTTGTTTCTTTGAACTGCTGCGTTATTCATTTTTTAATTTTAACACATAAAATATTTTATATGTTACCTTTATAAAATATGTCATTGATTATTGCTACTTCTCGCCTCAATGAAGACGAACTCCAATCTACCAATCAGCGTCCCTCCAACTTTCAGAACTTCTTTCGTTCTCCAATTGAAATTGAAAGTGATTCAGAAATAGCTGTGGATAGTGTTAAGATTCAAAGAACCGGAAATATAACTGTAGGGGTAAAATCCTTCTTCTGTCATTACTTCGGATTAGATCCAAATGTCCTTGAACCTGGAAATGAATATAATGAAATCACATCAATCTCAAGAACTATTAAACCTAAAAAGGGAACATACAGCATTGAGAGTTATGTGGATCAATTAACAAAAGATTTTAATGCCCAATATGATGATCCTAGAATCTATGGAAATGCTTCGGTGATAATGAATCCTAATGCAGCATTTCAAGAAGAAGGTGTTAAAATTGGATTCACAGATAGGGGCAAGAGTACCACAGATGTCTCGGCATCATTAGTAGATCAACCAGTCTTTAATCTTGCCAATCCTTCTACTTACAGAAAGGGTCTCGTTGATAATGTTGATGCGATTAAACCTAGTGATGCTTTTACTTGGACGCCAGGGACTGGTGTATTCTTAAGAACAGGGGCAGCCGGAACTGGTTTTCAAAATGCTTCTTGTGTAGGGATTCTTACTGGACGACCTCTCTGTCTGAATGAAGGTGAATTTATTGTAGAGGTTGGGAATGCTTCTACTGCTCCATTCGCTGTTGGATTATCTCGGCCCCAGATTCAATTTGAAGATCCGACCAGAGCATCAACAAATGCCAGTTCTACACTTGTAGAGAAAAACACCAGATACAACGGGATCTATAATTTAGATAATAATACTACAGGGAATAGATTCAATGATGGTAAAGTTCTTACCTATAATGGAAATACATTCATTAGAGGACCTTCTGAAACCTATGATTATGTATTTATGCTAGACCACTTAGACGAGATCACAATCGCACAAAGGGTCGCTGTGGAGGGTGCGACTGGCCTTGTAAGCAGAATGCAAGAATTAGAATATTGGTCTTCGGGGGGAAGTGTAACGGGCGATAAAATGACAAAGGCAGAATTCTATGCTACATATGATGCGATTAAATTTGAAGCATTTGGGGACGAAATTAGATTGTTCTTCAGGGTCGCAGCGGCTCCTGGAGCGAAGGCGGCGGTAGTCTATCACCAGATAGTGGGTTCAAACCTTTCCTCGGCAGGGGCAGTCGGTAAGACCTTCTCTCCAATTGGATCAACCTCCTATGCTCTTTATCCTATGATAAATTTAGGGGCAGGTTCTGTCACAATAACAGATTTTAATAGTAATTATATAGGGACAGATACTTCTTATGATTCACCAACCTATCTAGCAAGTCCTCCATCAGCGGCAGGATATTATCCTGGAGATGATATGTTTTCAAATGAAGCAGTAGATGGTTTATCTGAATTAGATTTTATCCATCTCAGAGGAGACCGACAATTAGCATCAGATGCATTACAATCGGCAGTATTTAAATGTGATGGTTCTTATCTGAAATTGAATAGCCAACAGGCGGCACCATTCGGACCTTTCGTTTTCGCAGGGATGAATACGGCAGATGGAGTAGATTACGCCCACATAATTACAATGAATAAATTTTCAGCTGATCCACTTGATACATTAATCAAAGGACAAAAATTCCCTGATATGTCTGGTCGTCTAGGTTTCCCTGATAGAGCAATCATCAGTAGTAAATCTGGTGTAGGATATACCACAGGTGACGATGGACTTGTTGTTGCCTTCACGAGTGTCTTCTCCTTAGAAAAGACAGCCCTATCTAGTTTCATTCGGCTCCCAGGTCTCACACACAAATCATTCAATGGAGCACAGGCAGGACTTTCTAAAATCATTTATCAAGTGCCCCAGTTCTCCAATGATGGTAGAGAATATGGTGCTCTATACTTTGAACCAGGGGAAAAGACATATATCAAATTAAATAATCCTAATCCTATTCTATTGAATAGTCTTCAGGTTCAGATAGTAGATCCATTTGAAAAAGAGACTGCTTCATTGACTGGGGACACACAGATCGTATTCCATATCCGCAAAAGGAAGTAAATAGCTGATATTTAATACAAGTTAATCATTAATTTTTAAAAGTTAGTCATAAAATAATTTTATAATATAAATATAAATGACTGATTATCTCGCAGATGTTGTTATGCCTCCTCCTCCCGAAGAACCCCAGCCCACGCTAACGCAGACAAATGAAATTATCCAAGAGCAGATGGATATAGAAGAGCGTGATGAAATTTCATATGAAGAAGAACATGCGGAGCAGCAAGGGGAAGAAGAAGAAGAAGAACTTGTGCCGATGCCTGTGAAACGTAAAAAGATTCCTCAAGAAGAGATCTTCTCGCATCCATTGCCCAAGGTAAAAACAATTTTAGATCCCGAATCTATGAAAGAACCTCAACTTAATTTGGAAGATAGCGCAGAGCGACAAACAAAGAAAACGAAACAAACCAGAAAGAAAAGAGGACCTGCTTCTGCCGAACAACTTGAGAGATTAGCAAGGGGCAGAGAGAAGGCGAAGGAGACTAGGGCTCGCAAGAAATTAGAAAAGGAAGAAAAAAATGCAAAGGATAAATCTGATAAAGATCTCGTTGAGGCTGTTCGTGAAAGGGAACGTAAAAAACTAAGGAAGAAATTAGAGACACCTATTGATGATGACGAAGAAAGACTTGTGCCAAAAGTTCAAATTGTAGAAAAACCAGTTGTTGTTGAGAAAGGATATTCACAGGAAGATCTGGATGATGCGGTCGCAAGAGCGGTAGAGCAATCTGTGAATAGGGTAGAGGTCCTACGGAAACAGAGAAAAGAAGTCAAGAAGAAGGCAAATGCGAAAGCAGTTCACGATGCCAAGGTATTCCGTGAAATAAATACGGCATTGAAGAACGATCCTTGGGCTCAATGCTTCATTTAAAAATTATTAAAAGTAAAATATTATGTATGTTGTTGCTATAAATATGGACAGCAAAGCTAGCCACGGACCCAGAGTCATCCCAGTTAAAGATCCCGAACCTGTCCCAACTAATAATCCACCACTTCATCCCAACCTTCCTCAGGTTGACGGCTTCGGTGGTGGAGCATTAGTTTTATTAGTTTCACCTGTCCGCACAGGAAAGAGCACACTAATTTCTAATATGCTATTAAATGATAATTTTTACGATGGGCAGAATCGGTTTGATAATACAACAATCATAAGTAATACAATTGCCAACGATATCACATCCAGATTCCTCCGTAAGGCATTTGATACGCACGATCATTATGACGACGCAATTGTAGATGGGATCGTAAAGACACAGAAATCTTTTGATAAAGAAGATCAACCTGAAATTGCAGTTGTTCTTGATGATTGCTTGGGTTCAATTAGACGGGAAGCAAAGATCAATCACTTATGTTCTCGTTTCCGGCATTTCAATATAAAACTATTAGTGATTTCATCGCAGAATTTTAGGGCGTGTTCTCCTATCATTAGGCAGAATGCTACGAATGTAATTGTAGGATCCCCTTTCCCCAACCAGAAAGAATTAGGGAAGATGGCAGAAGAGTATGGGGACGTGTTTGGAGGAGGAGATAATTGGTTGAAGATATATGCACAGGCGACGCCTAACCGCTACGACTTCCTTCATATGGACTTCCAATCGAATCCACCGAAAGCATATAGAAACTTTGAAACTCTAATTGCTGAAGGATCTAAAATTTTAAATTCGCCTGAATAAAAATTATATATATTATTAATTATAAATAATGTCAGACTTTTATGGAGCACACCAGCAAGCATTCGCACAGCAGACGCAATTGAGTCAGCACGCTTACGATATGAATGAGGTCCGTCAGGCGAACTGGAAGAACTCTAAAACCGCTTTTAGAACCTTACAGAAATTAGATACAGGTAAAGAAGATTCAGATCTTAAAAGTGATGCTGAATCCAGTGCGGCTTCCGTCCCTAAAATAGGAACTGCTGTAAAAGGAATTGGTGGAGCAGGTGCCGAAGTAGTCTCCAGTTTAAGAGGAGGTGGGACCGTGGGTCAAGCAGCTTCAGAGGGTTTCAGAAGTCTTCAGGCGGCAGGAGAAGGAACTAAATTATTCGGGGAAGGGGCAGTTGCTGCTAAAGCGGCAGGAGGTCTTGAAGGGATAGTTGGTAATGTTTTATCTGTTGCTGGTGGGGGTGGGGAACTCGCTGAAGGGTTTGCGAAGGTAGGGGCAACTGGTATTGGGGTTGCTTCCGCAGGGATGGCGACTCTTCAGGATTTTGATAATCTCTGGAATACAGGAAATATATTTAATACAAAAGACGCACAAGGAAATACTGTGAAACAGAATCTCGGTCAGGATATAGGTAATATTGCTACAATTGGAGCGGGACTCTTAGACGTAGCAGCAGTCTTTACTGGGGGAGCACTTGCCCCTATCGCCGCCGCTGCGAATGTTGCCGCTGCCACGACCTCCACTCTCGCTTCAATTGATGCGGATGTAAAAGAAAAATCAACAGATGCGAAGGATGCTCCACCTTCTAACCCTCCTCCGCAGCAGGCTCCTCCGGCGTTCGCCCAGTTCGGTATCCTATCAAACATGTCTCACAACCCACTACAACATATTGGTTAAATTTATTTCAAATTAAATCTTCTCTTATAACTTGCTATATTTTCTCTACGACTAGTTGAATCTCCCCATAGTATATACCACGATAAATAACCCGCTCTTGTATAATCCCCAGTAGATAAATCTTTTTTATGTCTAGATCTATATCTTTTCCTTTGTTCTTTATCTTTCTTGATTGTAAAATCATCCATCCCAGAACTTCCAAAATGTGTTGTTTTTTTTCTTCCATTATCCCTTGTAAAGATTGCCATCAATTTTTTCCCAGGTTTATTACTCTGTTTTATTACGACTGCGACCATTTATATATCTATTTTATTTTTTTAAAATAGTCCTAAAATTAATTTCTATATTCTTTATAAAGTATGTCAAACCAGCATTTAGAGATCACTCCGTCCAATATAACATCAAATGGAACCTTATCCTACAAGAACGGACAGCCGACGATTCAGCTCCTGATTGGAGCACAGGATCGTTTTATTGTCCCTGGTTCGGTTCGTCTTGTTGGCGAATTCACTGTAAAAAAGAATGATACTACTATTCCATTAGAGACTGATGGAATCCGTATGAATGAACGCCTAGGTGTCTACTCTGTAATTGATACTCTTTCTATTTTTAGCCAGCGTTCTTCGCAGACCATAGAAACAATTAACCACCACAACCGCATGATGTCCTCCTACCTCAGCGTAACCCAGTCTCAGCATGACTTCGCCTGTCACGCATACGAGACTGCTCTTCGGTTCCCTAATTTCAAAGCCCAGCAGTTAGGCGTCATTACGAACACCCAGGGAGCATCTGCTTCTGGAGGGACTTCGCCGAACTCTTTCTGCATCCCTCTAGTTTCTGGACTCTTTATGGGACAGGAACCAATTCCACTATCGGATGATTGGGGTGTCGGTGGTCTAATGATTGAAATTCAGTTATCTCCGGACCAGAATGTTTTATTTTCTTCGGACAACTCTCCTACTAAATTACTTGATGCTTATTATGAATTATCCAACGTTCGTCTGATTTGTGAGGTTCAGCGTCCAGATGCGGATTTCCAGCCTCAATCCACCAACACGTTCGTCTACAATTCCATTAGTTCCTATTACAACACTATCAACTCGGCGAATGCTGTCCTGAATTTCAACCTTGGTCTAAAATCTGTTCTAGGTGCTTTTATGAATGTTGTTCCTTCTTCGCATATTAATTCTCTAACCCGAGACGGACTTGGGACTCTTGGTTTCTCCAACAGTGACGGCAGCCGAGCACAGATAGAACAACTTGTTTTCACCCGTGCGGGTGAGCGTGTACCTCTGGAATACAATATTGATACTCTCCAGAAAGATCAGGCTGGTCGTGATAATGAAACTGTTGACGCCCAGATTGTTCGTAATTATATGAATGCTGTAATGAACTTTGCGAAGATTGCTCGCACTTCGGTCGTTCCTTCGGCTTTCCGTAATATTGATTATGGTGCGAACTTCGCACAGGCGAAAGATATTATTGATGGTGGCTCTGCATACGGCATTGGTGTATCGTATGATGGTATTAGCAACAGCGGTTTAGACTTTTCCCAGGTGCCGTTCGGTGTGCAGCTTCAGCTAAGACTTACGAGCGATAATCCTAATGCGGTCTTCCTGTTCGTCCATTCTCGCCAGACGGTTGTATCCTCGGGTGGTTCCATACAAGTGATGAAGTAATTGATTGTAAAACAACTTAAACAATGACCAGTAATATTATATATCTTCAATGAAGTCTAAAACTAATAAATGGTCGTGTGTTATCATACTAAAAGAAGAAGAAGTATTTAATAAACAATTCATTACATTAGAAGATATATCAACTGAACTTAAATTATCTAAACATATAATTTTTGATATCGCTAGTAAAAGAAGGACAGCAGATAAATATCAGAATTGTATATTTTTCCCTAAAATTTCTATCACACGATTACCCTAAATTTATATAACGTAGTAATCTCTAATTATTATTCCACATTAATTAGATTTGTTCACAGTCTTATAAATCCATATTTTAAAATGCCCTTTACTTTTTTATATTTTCCATATCATAAACAATATGGAACCCTCAGCTTCTCAGCCAATGCCTCAGTCCTCCCAAATCCCAGACCTCGTCCGCATAGGAACTGTAGCTACTGATACTGCAATCAATGTCACTACTGATATACTCGATCCTGTTATTTTCTCTGAATCCGAAGCTCGGTTCGTTCTAGACAATAAAGGTATTCTCCATTCAAATTCCCGTATCACATTCTCTACTGATGGAACAGTAGGACCTTCAGAAAATGATCGTGCCTTTTTCCCGGCTGGTGTAGGTGTTCATTCTCTAATCCAGCGTGCCGCTCTGCGTGTTGGCACAAAGACAGTCTGTGAAATTGAAGATTACAATCATTTCGCTGCATATGAAACGACCTTCCTACCTCCGGATGCTATTAAGGAACGTGAGGGCGTTATTTCTGGTCGCATGATG